AACAAATGGTAACGGATATCAACAAACCCCTTACAATAATTTCAGCGATGCAGTAGATAGTGCCGAATCTCTGTTATTACAAAAACTGTTTTTAGAGGCGGATGCTACAGTAGATAGGCAACTGTCCAACTTTGAAATAGAGGGCATTGATTTGCCTACTGTTGATTTGAATGGGCAGAATTTCAAAAATACAATTATTAGAGAGTGTAATATTACCGGGGCACAGGGAACAGGAAATAGCCCACTGTTGCTTCTTACTTGTGGCTCTAATAACGTTACTGATTTCAATGGGTCTGCCCTCACGCTGGCGGCTGCCGGCACTTTTGGAATAGCTGATGGAGCCTTTGTTCTGATAAATGAAGTTGTAAACGCTGTAGCAGGTGTATTTACAAATATAGATATGGGGGCTGGAGGTGCAGCAAGTAATTTGAATATGATGAAAGTTATGGGAGACTTTCAAATTTCAAATATGGACAATGCTTCGGATACTATAGACATAGGATTTCAAGCTGGAGAATTGACCGTAAATTCCTCTTGCACAGCAGGAACAATAGTGGTTCATGGAAATTGCGTTTTAATTGATAATAGTGGACCGGGGTGTACGGTCGTTTTAGACCATATAGATCCTTTGGATGTATTGTTATCAAAAGAGCTTCTTGAAGCCGACCAAGTATTTGACCAGTCAGCAGGACTATTACATTATTATAGAAAGGGCACTACTACAGACCTTATTCCGCCTAAAACTGTTGTCACTACCCAGACGCAGGATACCTCTCTTACGGAGTAGCCATGTTTTTAGCAGGAGTTTTATTATTTGGTGGCACCGGTATAGGTATTGGAGATATTGGTTATATTCTTGAGGAAATAGCCTTGGACCAAGGAGAGTTGAATGTGGACATAGAATGTCCCGTAGCAGTAGTAACTGTACAAGAAATATCAGTAGATGTGGCTTCAATTGAGGTATTATAATGGCATTTAAAAGACACGACCTTTGCGACTTAGTTAGGGGTGATGACTGGGCTATACAGCTTACAATAAAAGACGAGAACGATGCTGTAATAGATATTACAAACAATGTCTATTGGATGACTCTTAAAAACGCACAAGGAGATGCAGATCCAGGGGTTATACAAACAAACATTACAGCTACTGGGGCTGATGCCGCAGCAGGTATAGTCACTATCTCATTCTTAGATATTAATACAAGATTAGTGGAGCCAGGAAGGTATTACTACGATGTTCAAGAGGTAGACACAGACAATAACGTATATACATTACTTTTGGGTAAAGTAAAAGTATTACAGGACGTTACTATAAGTATTACGGAGTAATTATGTCACACGAAGAAAAGAATATAGAACTAACTCAAAGAGTTACAGAACTGGAAATAAAAGAGGAAAAGGCGGAGGCCCAGAAAAGAATAGCTTGGATGGCCATGGGGTCAATGTTAGCATTTACTGCTGTTCTTTTTACTTCTTTTGTAACAGTAGATAGAGTAAATGCTTTAAGTGACCTGCTCGGACTATTTTACATAGCCCAAGCAGGTGTTGTCGGTGCTTACATGGGTGTAGCAGCCTGGATGAGCAAACGATAACTACTTAAATATATCCTGCCAGTTACCTGTAGTGCTAGCTCGGGCATACTCAGTTGCTCTGTTTTCAAAGAAATTGGTATGCTCGACAGCATTTATCATATAGTCCAGCCAAGGAAGAGGATTACCGCTACTGCTAAAAATCTTCTTCATACCTAACTGTAATAGTCTTCGATCTGCTATATATCTTATGTAAGCTTTTATTTCTTCAGGTTGAAGTCCCTTAATATTGCAGTTTTCAAACGCAATATCAATAAAAGCGTCTTCTAACTCTACAACCCTCTCTGCCGCGCAGTATATCTCATACTTGAGTTCATCATTCCACAGTTCTGGGTTTTCCCGGATATACTCTTTAAACAGTTTAGTCATTCCCTCTACATGAAGTGTCTCGTCACGAATACTCCAAGTAACTATCTGACCCATGTTTTTCATCAAATTGTTTCTCGGAAAGTTTAACAAGATGGCAAAACTGCTAAATAGTTGAACCCCTTCTGTGAAACCGCTATACACTGCCATGGTTTTAGCAAGCTCTTTTGGCGTATCGCTACTAAAGTTCGATAAGTAATCATGTTTATCCGCCATAGCTTTTACATCCATAAACATCTGATACTCTTCTTCAGGAAACCCCAGAGTTTCAAGTAGAGTAGAATATGCTTCTTGGTGCACGGCTTCCATTGAGGCAAATGCTGACAACATCATTCTTATTTCGGGCGCTTTGAAATTCGGCAGATAGTGGGTTGCGTAGCCACAACAGACATCTACATCGCTTTGAGTAAAGAACCTGAAAATATGACCGAGCAGACGTTTACTATCTTCATCAAGAGCCCTGTAATCTTTTAGATCATCTGCCATCGGAACTTCATCCGGCAGCCAGTGCATATGCTGTTGGCTTTTATAAGCCTCAAATGCCCACGGGTACTGAAACGGTTTGTAATAATTTCTTTCTTCTGTTAGCATCTTACTCCTCTAACTTAGCCAGAGCCATTTTAAGCTCTTCAACTTCTTCTTTCTTCTCTTTTACTCTCATCTCTGCCGTCTCTAAAGAAGCAGCAGCAGTTTCTACTCTGCTCTTCATTACTGACAGTTGTTCTTCTTCTAAAGTAAGCAAATTCTCTAAAGAATGTATAGCATAATTAGTCATCTTTTTCCTCTATAAAAGGGAGAGCATCTCTCTCCTGTTCTATTATGGTTATACATAAGTTAGTTACTTCTAAGTCTTTTTGTAAAAACCATATTTTTTGTTGTATTTTTTCTAGTTCAGCCCTGTAAAACTCTAGCTCTTTCTCTTTTCTGAGCTTTTGTTCTACTATCTCTGACATAAGTATTATTTTGCTCATATCACCAGTTGTGTACTATATTGCTCATTATGAAAAAGCAGGTTATAAAGTTTACTAACACTATAAGGGTTCGCAGAATAGCAACAATATTATCGTATTCTGCGGTTTTTTCGTCACTGAAACTACCAATAGTGTATTTCCAGATTGTCCAAACTTTAGCCTTCACAAGCCAAGCATCCCTCATCGTCATAGTCAAAAACATAATCTCTCAAGGCTTCATCAGATACTACCTCAGCTCTTTTTATAGCTTGGCTACGAGCATAATAAAGTGTCTTCATTCCTCTAGCCCAAGCCATCATATGAATATTGTGAAGCTCTTGCTTACTTACATTCGCAGGAAAGAATACATTTACACTTTGAGACTGGCAGATATGCTGTTGTCTGTCTGCGGCAAACTCAATTACCCACTTCTGATCAATCTCAATAGCAGTCTTAAACACATCTTTAGTGTATTCATCTAGAAAATCAAGATGCTGAACGCTGCCATTGTTTGTTGTTATACTCTTCCAAACTTCGTCGGTATTCATGCCCAGTTCTTCTAAATGGTGTTCGAGATACTCATTTTTTAGTAGGCTAGTTCCTGATTTGGTTTTCTGTGCAAATGCGTTCGCAAGATAAGGCTCAATACTCGGGCTAGTATTAGCACATATAATGCTGGACGAAGCATTTGGAGCAATAGCAAGTAAATGTGCGTTACGAACCCCATAACCTTCACCATCTGGGCACTCTCCCCGCTCTTTTGCAAGTTGCCGAGTTGCTTTTTCAGCTTCTGACTTAATATGGGCAAATGCTCTCATATTAAAACTCTTAGCCATTACACTCTCGAAAGCAATGTTATGTCTTTGCAGATAAGCATGAAAGCCCATAGCTCCCAGACCTATAGAGCGTTCCCTATATGCGCTATACTTAGCTTTGGCTAGAGCATCTGGAGCAGTATTAATAAAGTGAGTAAGAACGTTGTCCAACATACGAACTAGGTCTGGAATAAACTGCTCTTCATTGCACCAAGAATCGTACTCCTCCAGATTTACACTCGACAAGCAGCATACTGCCGTTCTTTCAGCATCTGTAGGCAGAGTTATCTCAGAGCAAAGATTAGACTGATTGACTCTTAGCCCTAAGTTTCTTTGATACTCTGGAAGAGAGTTATTCACTGCGTCTTCGAACATAATGTAAGGTTCGCCAGTTTCTACCCTATTCTGTAACATCTTTACCCACAGGGCTTTTGCGGGAACTGTTTTTATCGTGACTCCCGTATGAGGGTCTACAAGCGGCCAGCTATCATCAAATCCAGGCTCTTGAGTAGCCTGAGCTATTAGCTTCATGAATTTGTCTGGAACCACCACAGCATGATGCAGGTTAGTAGACTTACGGTTAATATCACCACCCGTGGGCTTTCTAACATCCAAAAACTCTTCAATTTCTGGATGAGATATGTGTAAATACGCTGCATAAGAGCCCCTCCTTGTGACTCCTTGTGAGAATGCCAGCATTTCGGCATCCACCACTTTCATAAAAGGAATAACACCAGTGCTCTCACTGCCATTACTTGTTTTAGAACCTACTGATCTAATACCGCTCCAACAACCACCAACGCCACCACCGGCGGAGGATAGCCAAGCATTCTCAGTGTAATGGTCTGTAATACCTCCTCTACTATCTTCAACATAGTTTAGAAAGCACGATATTGGTTGGCCTCTACTGGTCCCACCATTGGATAATACGGGGGTTGAAAACATAAACCACAAATTACTGGCATACTCATATAGCCTTTGAGCGTGATGCTCATCATCAGAAAAAGCAGTAGCAGCACGAGCAAATGCATCTTGGGGCGAGGTTTCTCCATCAACTAAATACCTGTCTTCTAAAGTTTGTATGCCAAAGGGCGATAATAATCTGTCTCTCCCATAATCAATTTTCATTCATGTACTCCATAATTCTATCATCTATTTCAGATAGACTGTGACCTGCTACCTCTATTGCTTCCCCGCAAAAAGTTACTAGGTCCATCAACTCGTAGTTGATCATCAATTGTTCTTTATTATCGTTTAAATTCTGTATATACTTGTACTTGCTATCCATAGGTAGCAAGTCATATATGTCGAATGCAGAGCCATAGGTGTTTATTAACTCTGTAGCTCTTTTTGGTCCTATTCCTGGAACTCCGGGAATATTATCCCCATTGTCGCCTGTAAGAACCTTGAAACTTAGATACTCTTCAATAGGAAAGTCAAAGAACTCTTCCCAATTGTAAACAGTGCTCTCTTTTCTAGTGACGGTAGAGAAGCGGGATACGTGGTCATCTATAAGCAAGTCCCAGTCTTTATCGCTGGAAATTAGCCAGATGTCTTCAATCCCATATTTCTCTCTATTACCACAGATGTATGCGGCAACATCATCAGCCTCTACTTCTTTGTATCTAAGAACTAAAAATTTATCTGAAAAAAGTTCTAAGGCTTTTTCATACTCCTCAAAGAAAGCATTTGACTTTTCTCGCTCTTCAGGCGTTTCATCTTTAAACTTTTCTTTTCTCTGTGCTTTGTATTCAGGAAGTAATTCTTTTCTATACTTGCTCTTAAATAGGTCTGCTGTAATAATAATCTTACCACAGTTATAAGATTGAGCTAGACTCTCTACTGTTCGCAAATAGTCTAGTGCAAAATCGTTGTATTTGTTTCCATGCTTCCATCTAAAAGCTACATTCATGGCATCAAGCACAAGAGCGTTTTGATTTTCTATCGGTTCAGGAACCATAGACATAAAATCACTCATTTTAGGAACTCCACTTTTTCTTCTTCTAACCACTCTTCTGCAAGCATTATGTAACAGTCTAACCAAGAGGTATAGTTATATCTACAACTTTTAGGTTTTATGTCTGTTCCCACAAACACTTTAGACCTAGAATACTTGAAGAACAGTAGTGGTTGTTGTTTTCTTTCAGCAGCTTGATCTATTAGTTTAGGCCACCACTGCAATATGTAATTTGTTTTATTAGTGAATATTTTATCACTAAAAGGTGACTTCTCATAGTTCTTTACTTCTATACAAAATCTGTTATCCTCATGAGGAACATATAAGTCCCCCTTCAAATAAGAAAGAGCGCCCGATGCGGGCACCCTCTCAAATTGTAAGCCTGTATGTTCACGAAGCATATCTCTTACTAGATACTCTCCGCGAGCACCTTTTGCTCTGGAATCAACCATTTACTAACCTACTTATATTATCGTGCTTTTGCACCTCTATCTTTTCTAGTAGCGGATGAGACCACATATGAGATACTAGGTATGTATTTAGTTCTTCTTCAAGTAGGACTTCAATAAGCTTTTCCCTACCGTCTTCATCCAGAACATTCATAACTTCGTCCAAGAATAAAACATTTATCTTACTAGAAGACAAGCTATTCATTAGTTTTCGAAGAGCCAGTAGAGTAGCAGTATTGACCCTGGCAAGCTCACCAGAAGATAGAGCCAAGATATCAACGCTACTCCCATTGTCCGTGATTGCAACATTAAGTTTATCATTATTAACGATAAACTCAAGAGTAAACCTACCACCAGACAACTCACCAAGATATGTATTAACAAGTTCTTCTAGCTCCTTTACCAAGTTTTCTATCTTATAGGCTATTAGCCCTGTTGTACTAAAAGACTTTTTAAGTATTTCTATGTTGGATCGCCTCTCCCCACAAACATCGTAGTCGTCTTTGTAGCTTTTCAAATCATTACTAAAAGACTCTGTTTGTTCAAGGACCACCTCTATTTTAGCGTTATGTGCAGATATTTCTCTGTTTTCTGCCTCAAGCCTTTTCATCTCTTCTTGGTCCTTATGAAGCTCACTACGAATAACATTTATTTTATCTGCAAGCGCATCTTCATTTACAAGAGAAGAGCCTAATTCCAAGTCTATCGAGTTGTAAAGTTCTTGCCACTCTTTTTGTTTCTGCTCTTTTAGTCTATACTTAGTATTACTGTCTTTTATATCCTCAATACTAGACTTTACAGTATCAAACTTTTCTTTTAAGACAGAGAGATTATTTTTGTGATACTCCATCTGCTCTGCAAAAGTCTCTTTTGGAATATCTTGACCACATGCACTACAAGTATCCGGAGTTGATTCTAATCTCTTTATCTCTCTTTTAGCGTGATCAGCCGAACCCTTTATTCCTCCTAACTCGGACTGCAAGTCATCGTAGGATATTTCTTCGCTCGGAGCATCCATAGAGTTTATTCTATTAATGTCAATACTACGAAGCATATCCTTTTTAGTATTATTTTGAGAAATTTTTCGGTTTGTATCCGAAATATTTTTAAGTTCTAACTGTAAAGAACTTAATTCTTCCTGCTTATTCGTATTGATTTCCGGCAAAATTTTAAGGGTCTTTGGGTTGGTATCGTTCAATTTGTTACTTTCCAACCATTTTTCTACTGTTGATATACGAGCTTCGAGCCCTGCATATTCTTTATCTACCTCTCTTGAGGCTTCTTTGAACACTTCAAACAACTCAACATACTTTTCTAGGCCGAGAAGGTCTATAAGAAACTTTTTTCTATTCGCATCCGTGGCTGTCAAAAAGTTTAAGCTATTGTTAGTGTTTTGGTACACTACCTGTGTAAAGGTTTTAAAATCATACCCAAGAACTGCTTGAATATTTTTGTAAGTATCAGTAGCTGTATGACTACTAATGTCTTCTCCATTCTTTGTAAAAACTACTTTTAATGAGCCTTTACGCTTTACAGATATGTTATATTCATCCTCTTCTCTGGAAAAGTCTACAGATATTTCATATCCTTTGGCAAGTTCACGATTAGGTATATCTGCCTTTTTTATGCCCTTGCTGTTTTTATTAAACAATACTTCTTCTAAAATTAACGGGATGGACGATTTGCCCACCCCGTTAGTTCCCAGTATCTGGGTGATTTTGGAAGAAGATAGATCTACTTCATTGTTTTCGCCGTAGCTAAAACAATTACTCCATTGTAGTTTCTTTAGAATAATCATTGTATATCCCAATAATTCCAGGTATCTTTTCTTCCGGTATTTCTAATATATAAGTTAGATACTCTACTAACTCTTCTCCAATACTCATGTTTCCTCCAAGTATTAGAGCGGCTTCCGAGCTTCTCTTTACTATCTTCTTATCAAGAAGACTAGAGTTGGAAACCTTGGATAAATCTCCAAGGTCTCCTTCTAACTCATAAATAACGTGGTCGTAAAACTCTTGAACCATGTCTTCTTCAGAGGACACAGTTTTTCGAAGAAGCTGAGGAAGTTTTAACTCTTCCCAGTACCAATCTTCTTCGTCCATGAGTATTACTAGAACTCCAGTTGACACCTTGCTTCTGTGAAAAGAAGTTGTCATTGGACTTCCTGGATATACTATATTTCTCTGAGTATTGCTATGACTGTGCAAGTCACCTGCGTATACTACCGGAAACCTATCAAACCTGCTCAACTCTACCTCTGGGGTAACGTGTGGTGGTATTTCGCCACGCACATGAGTAAATACAGGTAGCTTAGGATTAAGTATTTCAATACTATCTTTTTTATGTAAATCACAGTAAGGTAATATACTAAACCCTCTACTGTCTTCATAGCTTTCATCAACTATGCTGACAAGAGCATTTAACTTTGTTGTTACCTCACCTAAAGTTGAAAAGAAGGTCTTATTCTTCTTAGTAGCTTCGTGATTGCCATCAAAGATAATTGTTTCCACGTTAACATTAGAAATAAATTCGAAGTAGAGTTCTAACTCATCTAGGGTCGGAACTCTATCGAATAGGTCTCCACCTATAATATGAAGATCAACATCTTCGCATAGTTTGTGGATCTGATCGAAAAAGCTCTCGTACCGTGCAATAGCCCACGGAACAGGAACATTCTTTTGACCCAGTTTTAGGTGCCAGTCGGCAGAAAACAGTATTTTCATCTACAAACTCTATTAGTGGTGGATTATAATCTTTATAGTTATCAAGAAACGTCGAAGTCATCGTCATCAAACTCATCTGCATCAGACTCATCAACGTTTTCAGTGTCCTTGCCCATCATACGCTCAAGCAACTCTTTCTGCTGCTCAGGAGTGGGACGAGTAAAGATTTCTTCTACATCGGGAGCACCATCAATTAGTGCCTTCATGTCGTCAGAAACCGGACCCTGTGCTTTAGAGCACTTGATCTCTTGAAGATTATATTTTACATTCATTGGCTGAGGACCGGTCTTCTCTTTCTCGTAGCAAATGTCCCAACCGTTTTCGAGGTCAGTGGGGTCGCCCAAATCTGCTGCCAGCTTGATAATTCGGTCCATGAGGGTTTTCTTCGGATTGAAGATTTTCAGCTCGCCATTCTCAATGCAAAGCATAACATATCCATACTTTGACTTGAGGTCAGGGTAGTAGTGCTTCACCCAGTCTTTTTCTGAGTTAGACCAGCCCTGATTGTCCCTGTCCCAAGACAGGCACTCTACTGGCATAGTGCGGCCTTCCGCATTTGTTACCCAGTAGATGTATCGTGGAATAATACCACCAAAGATACGAATACGATTATCGCCAAACTGAGGCTTGTGCTCGTTTAGCTTTTCACGGCTGTTGCCTGTATCTTCTTTTAGTTGTCCAAAACCTAACGCCATAGTTTTCTCCGTAGCTTATGCTTCATACAGAAACTGGATGTTGTCATCTACAATTTCCAGAAGCGGGTTGTCAGTAAACTTCTCTACAGGAACAGGACATTCCAGCAAAGGAAGGTTTACATTATTAGTTAGTTTATAATTTGTATAGCTGCGATAACTGGCTATGCCAATATATTGAGCTATATGACGAGGGGTGTATATACGCCGGTGAACAAGTATTCGTTCTGGGTATACTAAGAAGCTAGTTCCATCCCATTTGGTGTATGCTACTTGATACATAGGATCGAACCTGCTTTCTGGAACATGCTTAAATGTTTGATACGCAATGACCTTTATTACTCTCTTCGCGTTGCCCTTGGCGTAGCGACGAATCTTTTGCCAGTCGTATCTTACGAGCACGTATTTTTCCCAAAGTCAAGTGTATATTATACGGGATGTGACCTAAAATGTCAAGAACTATTTTTTCTACATGTCTGTAAAAGACACTCGATAGTCTTGTTGCCTGTAGTGGGCTAAGCGTAGTCCCGCCTGCCTACTCGCGGTCTTTCCCTTTAGATTTATATCCACAACTACTGGCTGTAGCTTATCTGGATACTCTCGAACAACACGACCAATTAGCTGTGTAAGCAATGGTGTGTTATTCACTGGAGTTGCTAGAATGAGGCAGGAAAGAGGATTTACACTTATCCCCTCAGCAAAGATTGCTTGTGTGCCCAGTAGTATATCCACCTTTCCTGCTTTTACTTTCGTAAGACGCTCTTCCCTCTCTTCAAGCGTATTTTCGCCCGTAATAATTACAGCGTGCTTTCCAATAGTAAGCTTCAATCTTTTTAGAAAGTTCACTCTATCACTGACAAGAAGCACTTTGTGCCCCTTACTTTTATAAATGGCTGCCAGCATAGCCACTAACTTGCCATACTCCTCGTTTGCTACAAGGTCATTGACCCGTAGTGCCCAAGGAGTACGACCGTCCATAAAGCGTATAGAAGACTGTATAATATCTACTCTAGGCTTCATGTAATTTTCAGCAGGAGGAACAAACTTTGTATATCCGAAGTAGTCTGGAAGTAGCACATGTCTACCATCCTTTCTCTCTACAGTTCCTGATAGCCCGATTTTGTATCGAGCATACGAGGCATCTACAAGTTTGTTAAAGGTATTTGCCGGTATGTGATGACACTCATCAACTATGAGAGTGCCAAATTTAGTCGCTATTTCGTCCTTGACTTTATACAATGTCTGAACGTTTCCAACAACGATCGGCTGGTTATACTCTTTTCTTCCAGAACCAATAATTCCAGGAGTAATGCCAAATACCTTCTTAATCTCATTTTCCCACTGAGTTCGCAGAGCAATAGTATGTGTTACTATGAGAGTTTTTTGCTGTAGCTTTCCAGCGATGGCAAGTGCGGTAAAGGTTTTCCCCCAAGAAACGCTTGCGTTTATTACCGCATTGCCTTCAATTTTATCGTACACCTCTTGCTGAGAGGGACGTAATTCAAACCGAAACTCTGGAAAAGTTACTGGCAAATCAACTCTTTTATCAACTATCTCATAGCCTTTTGGTATCAAGTCAGTTCTTCCCACAGGTATAGAGATTAGACCAGACTTTACTCTTTTCATATTCTTTATGATCTGAGGAGGACGGTCTTCTCTATACGAAGGTATTTCATAGGTCAACGTATCATCAAACCTAGATATTTCGCTAGCTTCAACGTTTAACATTATCCTATTTGATATAACTGCTTTAGCCATTTCTATACTTTGCTATTAGATAGTCTTTTACAAACTTACTACGAACAATATCTTCTATCCCGAAGTCTACAAAATCAAACGCGTCCATCTTCTGTATGATGTTCATAAACTCCCGTATGCCGTTCATTTTCAAGTCTGACTGAAAGAAGTCTCCGCAGAAAATAATTCTACAATTTCTTCCTACTCTAGTTATCAGACTGTCTAGCTCATGAAAACTCATATTCTGCGCTTCATCAACTATCACTACGGTATCCTGAAAGGTTACTCCTCTAACATGAGAAGTGGTAATAAACTTAACAGCATTATGCTTTTTTAGTATTCCGTAAGCATCTCCCCTGTTGAAAAGCTCACTACATATAGCTATGTAGGGCTGTTCGTATACTTTTGACTTTTCTTCTTCATTTCCTGGCAGAAAGCCCATTTCTCTAGTTGGGACTGCGCTTCTTACCAAGGTTATGTCGTTGTATAGTTTTTTAACTATATCATCAAAAGCCAAGTAAAGAGAGACATATGTTTTTCCTGTTCCTGCACATCCGTGTAGAAATAGGTTTTTCTCTGACTCAAAGACTTTTAATTGTCCTCTCGTAAGAGGTTCAATATCTATAAGTTCTAGGTTTGCGGAATTTAGTTTACCGTTTAGCTTTCTTTTGCCCACTAAATCATCCTTCTGTAGCTTTTACACGACTCTTCTGAGAAATCGTATATTTGCCAAGGCTCATTATCTAATAAAAGAACGTGAGCCCACTCTTTGCCCAGAGGGGCAGACTTCAAAATAAAAGGAGAGTTATGGCCTGCAAGCCATAATCTACAATAGTATCCTTTATACTCTTTAGTTTTTATTTTCATAGGTTTTACGGGTATATACTGCTCTTTCTTATAATAAAAACAGTTTCCTCTGCTATCTATGAAATTTTTGTGCTTGATTCTCATCAAGGCAACAAAATCCTCACACATCTTATTCAAATTGTATGTTGTATGAGGAGTTTGTAGCCTCCGCTTTCCTAGAGTGTCTCCTTTTTGATTTTTGTCATCTATAACTCTTTCTTGGTTAGTTAATAAGCCATCCCTGAAAGTTAGCTCTTCAGGAATGGCATACACCGGAAATGTTACTTTTTTAAGTATTTGACTATACGTCAATTCTACCAACATAAGTTTTTTCGAATTTGCCAAACGAATAGTCATCACCTATGTCAAAGTCACAACCAATCGGGCAACCTGGGATGGAGATACCTCGATCCCTTTGAATGCAAGTTTGCAATACCTGAGAATACATATCTACATGCTCTTCAGCAACATCTGCAAGAACAGAGTCATGCACAAGAGCAAACATATTAGCGTCTATTCCGTCTGACTCTACAATTTCCTGTGCTTCCATTGCACCAATCAGGTTTACGTCTGATGCTGGCGATTGGACGATGAAATTAAGACCGGACCGTATGGCGTGGGCCACAGTCCCTTTGTTATCAGACTGCACATCAGGTAGCCTTCGCTTGCGGCCAAAATGAGAATACACGTGGCCATTACTAGCAATGAGCGCTTTGTTTCTGTCAATCCAAGCTTTGAGAGTACGGAAGTTCTTAAAGTATTGGTCGATGATTTCTTGTGCTTCTCCGACACTGAGGTTTCCTCCATCTTTGTTTACCTGAGTGCTGATTGTGGGAGCACCCGCCCCGTAAATAATACCAAAGTTTACAGCTTTGGTAGCTTGCCTGTAGTCTGGATACAGATCTGCAATTTCTTCCACTTCGCAAGGAAGGTTGAATACATCCTTAGCTACTGTAGAGTGAAAGTTGGTTCCTGCCTTGAAGATTGCTTGCAGTTTCTTGTCTTTGGAAAGAACAGCAGCAATATAAATCTCGGCAGTGGTTAAGTCCATAGCAACAATTTTACGTCCGGGAGGTGCTTTGATGCAACCTTTTACAATAGGGTTGTCCCTAGGAATTTGCTGCATATTCATTTTTCCACTGGAGGACAGGCGCCCGGCTACAGTTCCATGCAGATTAAAGTTGGTTCTAAGCCTACTATCTTTATTTAGCTGTGGAATAATCTTATCGATATAAGTATTCTTCAACTTAGTATCTTTACGAATATCCAGTATCATACTAGGAACTTCGTGTTCTTTTGACAAAACAGCTAGAGCATCAGCACCAAGAGAGTGAGCACCTTTTTCCGTCATAATTCCAGTAGGCTTTAGACCAATGTAGTCAAAGAACAACTTACGAAGCTGAATAACACTGTTTGCATTGAACTCTCCATAGTCTTCGTGAAAGGACTTAACTTCCTCCATTTCAAACAGCTTATCTGTCATATCTTGGATATGATTTGTAAGAAGGGATTGAGCAGCAGCAAGCCTAGCCCTATCAAAAGGAACACCGTTATCCTGAACTTTCATAAGAAATCTGCAAGCAGGAATAAGGATGTCTTTGTAAACTTTTAGCAGTTTTGGATTACCACCAAGCAACGCTCTCTCAAACTTTTGAAAGATCATAAAGGTTACTGTAGCATCAATCGCTGCATAGTTCTTCATGACATCAAATGGAATCCATTCCCACTTGAAATCATCTTTACGAATACCGTGCTCTTTACGATACTGCTCCATCCACTCATACATTGGCTTTTCGTAGTCACCGTAGTCGGTGTACTTCATAGCAAGTTGCTTCAATCCATGGTATCCAGGACGCTCGTCAATAACATAGTGCATAAGCATAGTATCTTCAAAGCGAGGAATAGTAACGTTGAAATGATACTCGAACATAGGTATGTCGAACTTAGCATTATGAAATACAGCACGCTTCCAATTGAAAAGCTCTTGTAGCTTTTCTTCTACTTCTTCTGATATTACATCGGCATCGATATAAGCACCAGTATCAGGAGAGCCACAGAGACTAATTCCAAGGATATGCCCATCCCTAGGATATAACCCACTAGTTTCTGAGTCGATACCGAAAAAGTCGTAATTAGAGTCGAGAACCTGCTGAATGTAGTCGAGAGCTTCTTGTTCATCTTGTATTCCTATAAAGTTTTCACCAATCTCTGCTTTCTTTTTATCACCAGAAATATACTGTTTGATATTGTCCACACTAGACTCTAACAGTCGTTTTGTTTCTGGCTTGAAAGACACCATAGCCGGATTTATAAGAGGAAGAAACTTATCATCTACGAGAGTTCCTGAGTACTCCATAACTTTTGTGGCCTTGGTGTAGAACTTTAGAGGTTCTGCACCAACAAGAATTATCCAGTCAAACTTGTCTGGGTCCATATCAATGTCAACATCTTTCTTTAGAACTTTTTTGAGTTCTGGGTCAGATGCTAACGAATACTGTTCAAAAGGCCAAGCATTGCCAAACACATCAACATAGTTGTTGCGGGAAGGCTTGGACTCTACAATAGCTATTTTCACTTAATTCTATGCTCCGCTATTAATCTACAAAACTTTGCAGGATGAGGTCTTATATCCATATTTAGGTTTATTCTAGCAAACGCCCAGTCTGAAACATCGACGGGATACCCATAACTCTTTGCATTTGTCATACAAGACCTAAAAACTTCTTTCTTTGCTTGCTCTTTTACGCACTCTGCTGTAACACAATCCACAGGCGTAGAAGCACACCCTGCCAATAATAGTATATTATACATCAAAATCCTTTTCATGTCAACTCCCGTAAAGTCTTTTCCTCAAATTTTTTACCTGATTTTTTGACAGCTCACCTGGGTCTCCGCTTTTTAAGTTTACCACCCTAAAAGGAAACCCTTTGCAAATTTCTTTTACTTTCTCTGCTGCTTCTTTTCCTGCTTTATCTCCGTCGAATAAAACATCTATTCCCATTACTCCAGAAACTTTTAGTAGATCTAAATTTTCATGGTTAAATTTATTTACTCCGAAACAACATACAGCATTATCTAAACCCTTATCATGTAAGTTTAGCATGTCAAACAACCCTTCTACTAAAATTATTCTTCCCTGCAATGTATTTGCTTGAGGAAATAGGGGAGGACTTACATTAGGAGGCCAAAACCTATACTTTGCTTTCTGGGCCATTGAATAGTCTCTTCCTTGAAAGCATACTATTTTTCCTCCAGAATCTGTGATTGGAAAGTTTATTCTGTTTTTAAACTGCTCATCAGTATGCTCAAAGGCATTGAACTTGGAATAAGTTTTAGGACTTATGCCTCTCCAATTACCTATGTATGGCATGTAGCCTTCTGGCATTTGCATACCAAAGTTATCTGATCTAAGTTTAGCAATGGCTCTCTTTAGGCTTTCTCTTTTGAGAGAGCTTTCACTAATATCTATGTTATAGTGTCGAAATATGCTGCCCTTGTGTCCACAAGAAAAACAATTGAATATGCCCAATACTTTATCAACACGCATACTGGGGTTTCTGTCTTCGTGTTCAGGGTTAAGGCACTTAATTAGAAAATCTTGACCAGACTCTCTATACTCTAACCCTCTTTCAATTAATACTTGCTCTACTTCGCTCATCCGTGCAATGCCTTGTGAATGTCGTCTTCTTCTGGATCGTCTCCGTCTTCAGGAATTATAATAGAATTAGGACCAATCTTTAGACTGCTCCAATCCATTTCTGAAGCAAAGGAAGTATCATCATCTCCACTTCTCATTTTTGTGCAGTTAAGCTTCATGTAAGGGTTATCGCCTTTACTAGCTTCAAGAGTAAAAGCAGCATCCGGAGAGTCAAGAATACCTTTAGCAAATCTTGCCTCCCCTGTAGCATCTATTTGATAAGGAGATATTACTAGAATACCATAATCTTGTGCGAATGCTTTTAATGCTTTACTTACTTCTATTTGCTCTGTCCAGTCATATTGACCCATTCTGCTGTTATTGAATCCTCTTTTTACTTGGTTCACATAGTCGACAATTACTACTTTCGGTTCAAGAGTTGGCACTTTCTTATCTAACTCTTTTCTTATGTTCGCAAGTGTTAGACCGGACTCGTAGACTATGTCTACTTGCTTTGGTCTTAAAGGGTTTTTGCTTAATTCATTATGTAAAAGACTAAAGTCTCTTAGGCCTCCGAAGCCTCGTGGAGAGGACTTTACCCAATCATTATAAAGCTTTTCACCCTCTTCAAACCTAGAAGCCCACCATTGAGCAACGTCTAACTGCTCTTTTGGCCCCAAGGTATTATTTTCTATAGCTTTTGCATTTACTCCTGTAGAAATTGCACATATTCTCTGCATAGTTTCTCTAGCGCTCATTTCTATAGTAAAGTACATTACGGAGGAACCTGACTGATATGTAGTAGATGCAATATTAGCACATACTATAGACTTACCTTGACCTCTTTTACCTCCAATTAGGACATAGTCTTCTGGACCAAACTTCTCTACTTCATCATAGTCGACATTCAATCCTAGAGGAACTACGTTGTCTAAGTACTCTTTAGAATAAAATAGCTCCATTCGTTGCATACTTTCGGCAGTGCCTTTAAGATCAACTTTGTCTTCAACTTTTAGTATTATGTTTTGAAGACTCTCTATGTTCTCCTTAGCAGATTCCATAGCTATAGAGTTTTCCAAGTAGTCTTCCAGCTCGGTCATAATCTCTAGTTGAGTAAATTCATTTTTCAGATACTCAAGAAGCGTATGGTTGTCTATATCAACACTTTCTACATTTTGTAGAGCGAGAAGTCTTTCTCTAAGCTTGTTATCTCTTACTGAAAGCTGAACAGCGTCAAAGGAAGGAAGTTCCCGGAACTCCTCAACATGCTTGTCTATGAAGGACCAGATGGATTGATATTCGCGGGGAAGATAGTGTTTATGGAGGTCAGCCCAAGTATCCAAATCACTTTCCGTGATTATTGCTTTTAGCAGGATACTTGCAAGGTTCACCAAATGACTCCGTAATAAACTTTAGACGAGGAAAAGCCAGAGGAGTCGTCACTCCTCTGGCTGATTAGAAACGAAACAAACTAGCCAGCAGCTTTGGCTTGCTTAGCAGCTCCGTCATAGTTCGTAGCCGTCAAGCCACGACGCGTCAGCATCGTCTTAACACCACGAACAGTTTTGCCGATTTGATCTGCGATTTCTTCAACAGACATTTCAGCTACGTCGACGCCCTCAAGAGGGTCAGTCTTTGCAGAGGCACGGCTCTCTTTCTGTGCAGGGATAGCGTCGATTTGACCACCACGCAGCATGGACAGTGCCTTACCACGAATCTGGTTAATCGTCTTTCCAAGAGCTTCTGCGATATCTTCGAGATATGCGCCATCACCAGCCATAGAAGCTACAGTTGCTTCTTCCTCTTCAGAGAAGCTACGAACAACTTCACGCTGAGGAGCGGGCTTGACATGCTCATGGAGCTGCATAGACAGGATCTTGCCTTGGATTTGCTTCGCATTGAACTCACCGCCAGCGAATGCTTCAGCGATTTGAGCGTATGTGAAGTTACCACTGTTATCTTCTACGAAGCTGCGGAGAGTGTCCTCTTGATCTTCGCTAAAGGTCTTAGTGGTGGGTGCGGCAGAAGATTCTACTTCAAAACCTTCTTTACGCAGCTTAGCAGCAACCGAACGAACAGTCGTCTCAAGCTGTTCTGCTGCTTCGCTAACAGTATCCTGAGATACTGGAGACTCGTCACCGACAAAATCAACCAGCTCTTGCCAGCGTTCGTCGTTCCACTTGGGTAATGCCATTATATTACTCCTGTAGTAATTGATTAATATTTGTAACAACCGAGACACCCCTGTCTCGCGCTTTTCTAGTTTTGGAGGACTCTACTCCGCTTTCATTGATAAGAATGGATACTTCCTTTGTAACAGAAGAAACAACCCTGTAACCCATCTTAACCAAAGCTTTTTCGGCCTCCGCTTTGCTTTTGTAGGACGACAATCGCCCTGATATACACACAACTTCTTTAGTTGACTGTGGTATAAAGTCTTTTGAAACCTCCCAACTAAAGGGAAGCATTACATCAAAATTATTTTTGTACCAAAACATCAGATTTTCCGTAGCTTTTGGACCCAATCCAGCCTCTTTACACTTTTCTTCTGTTAGTTCATGAATATCTTCTATTACAGAACAAAGCTTAGTTGATGCTGTTTTTCCAATAAGTGGAATAGACAAGGCTGGCAAAACCTCTTCAAGAGAACATTTTGTAGATTTTTTTATTTCTTCTAAGAGTTTTTCTGCCAGCTTTTCGGAGTTTAGTGCACCTGAAATAGTTTCAAACGATAAATAGTATATCTCATAAGGACTTTCTATTTCTAGCTTTTCTATTGTAGAAGGACCAAACCCTTTGATTTTGAGTGTCTTGGTGAAGTGCTCAACTTGTTTTTTATTCTTTGCAGAGCACAAAGGATTGTGACAATAAAGAATATCGTTCTCCCAGAAAAGCTCTTCTTCACAAGAAGGGCAATGTTCTGGAGGTAATATTTTCATATTGTTTGTTTCCTTGATTTGAGTGAATATTATACGGCTATTGACCTAAAAAGTCAAGAACTATTTTTTCTTTGGTATAGCTGCGATTATTTCTTTTCGAATTTCAAATAGCTCTGTGTAGCCTCCGAACTTTCTTGTTGGAGTATACTTGTATTGTTTAAAGCGTTCATGTAGTTCTTGCTCTATTTTCCACACACCGTAAATAGTATCTGCGTAGGTTCGTTGAATACGAATATCGTATCCCGTAAAGCCTTGCGATCTTTTCAAAACATCTTTCCAGTTTTTTCCAGAGGCTATACCAATCTTCAGACACTCTCTTTTGTTAGTGTCTCTATCTACTAACACTACACAATACAGAACGCCAGGTCTCTCTGCTTCTTCTGGATTTGCCTCAAACCATTTTCTACTATACATTATCGGCGGGAAAATTGATGATGACTGCACTAGATAGTTCTTCTGGTTTCTGTGTATTATCTTCCTGCTCTCCAAAACTATCATTTCCTTCTATTAAAGTTTGTATGGCTTCCGCCCAGCCCTCCAAGACACTAAGCCTGGTTTTAGCTTTGAGCTTCCAAAATCTATCCTCAACTCCAATTATAGGGCTATAGTGAAACACCTCATCTACTAACCCTAGCCAACCTAGTTCTACTCTGCCCTCATCTTCATCCATTCTGTCGCCTTGTTTGATTTTCTGCCTGAGCAATTGTTTTGCCGTGAAATTTTACTAAATACATAAGAACGCCTCGTATTCTTTTGTCTGAAAGCTCTACAACTGAGTGTTTTCCAGACAATAATGCGTCCAGAGTGCTTCTTGCTTCTTTTTTGTTCATACTCTGCGAACCACTCTAGGAATGATTTCTCCAGATCTAATAATTTCTACCTTGCAGCCTAGCTCTAAACCTAGATCTTCTATGTACTTCATATTGTGCAAAGTAGCTCTGGATACAGTGGCGTCCCCAATCTTTATAGGCTCTAGAATACCTACTGGGGCTACAACACCTGATTTGCCTACTTGCCAGACAACATCAACTAGCTTTGTAACTACGCCTTCTTGCTTCTCCTTGAAAGCATATGCGCCCCGAGGGTGGTGCGCTGTGTATCCCTTAGAGTCAAAATCTTGATAGTAGTCTTCTCTAAAAACTAAACCATCGTGAGGAAACTGACCCCAATCACTATCTATGACGGTGTTAAACCCCTGCATTTTTAAGTTCAGCATGTCTTCGGACCAGAAACTATCAAGCACATAAGGTTGAAGACCGTATGCTATAAAGGTTAGATCTCTTTCTGCAAACTCTTGGGGGTCTTTTAGGCCCAAAGCGCCCGCAGCATAATTACGGGCATTTTTTATGCTTTTAGGAGCAACAACTTCTCCAGTAACCTGGAAAAATCTATTGCTTACTCCAATTCTTTTTGGAAAGTCTAGCATACGCATATTCTCTGTAATGTCTTTGCCTTTCTTTCCATCCCCTCTGGTGAGCGCATAGGCAAAGTGACCCTCTACATAGTAGAGGGCCACCGCCGCGCCGTCCAGTTTAGGACTTACAACAGAGGAGGATAGTTGTACGGGTGTATCTCCTTCATATACTTTCTGAAGGCTATACATTTGAAACTCGTGAGGCACATCACCGTCCATATAGCCAACTGGGTCGTAATGACAGTCAGCACATAGTATGTCGAACGCGGCATCACTGATAAGTGGGTTGCCTGCGTAATATGCCTCGGAACATTTGTCTAAAAACTCTTTCATTATGTATATTATAGGGCCTTCTGGTTAAAATGTCAAGAATTAATTAAGTCTCCAAAGTATTCTTTTATAACTTCTTTACTCTCAGCTTGAGACATAATATCGCATACAGATGAGAATAGCTTTCTTACTGAATCAACATCTAATTCAATTGCTAAGCCTTTAGGCGTAGGGTGCCACTCTTCATCAAAGTCGATATAATACTCTCGCAAATGTAAATACTCCTTTCCTCTAAACTCGTTTACTGTGAGTCTAACTTGGGAATAATCTTCCTCTTTAATAATGTAGTATAATTCCTCCATTTCGCTAGTCCTTATTCTTCAGGACATTGGAAAGGGGCACTACCGTCTTGACATTGTTAGCTTTCATTAGACGAAAAGAATCAGTGTCCCAACAAAACATTAGGACGCTCTTATCGTCTTCTTTTGCTCTATTTCTTTTACCTTGTATGTAAGGTGTCGAGAAATCTAACGTGCATACGTTGTATTTGGTCTTCTTAGAGTTTTCACTCTTGTAGGTGATAATAGCGTCACCTGCTTCCGTTAGACGCTCTATCAACTCCTCTTTTTTCATATTAGCTCCGTATTACATTGAGCAAAACCTCTTTTGCCGCCGCAATACACTGGCTAATTATGGAGCAAGGGACAGGATTTGCACCTGCATGTTTCGGATTTGCAGTCCGATGCCTATCTATTCGAGCCACCCTTGCAATTGGTACACCTGGAAGGACTAGAACCTTCAACCTAGAGATTAGAAATCTCTTGCTCTGTCCTGTTGAGCTACAGGTGTGGTGCGGGAGAAGTTCGGACTATACGCACTCCCGCCTACGCATGGAAACCAACTTATGTCAGCCAAGCCCTATTAAAATTCGAATGAAAATCCTGCTTTTACAAGCGTTTCACTTCCAGATCGACCAAACCCTAAAGTGACTGCTTTTCCGTCTTCACTTTGAGCTGCAAAACCTACACTAACTCCTGTAGACCCAGCAATGTGTGAAGCGCCAAACGATACTCGGTTTCCCTCTCCATTTGGTAAATGGATGTCGAGAGCAGAGCTTGCTGCCAAGTATCTGGAAAATTCTCTACGATAGTCTCTAGCATCTCTGCCGTCTCGACCATCTTTGCCATCTCTTCCATCTCGTCCATCTTTTCCATCAGCACCATCCTTTCCTGCAACTCCTTGTTCGCCTTGTGGACCTGCTGGACCCATTGGACCTTGTTCACCCATCGGACCCTGCTCGCCTTGTGGACCTGCTGGACCCATCGGACCCTGCTCGCCTTGTGGACCCGCAATTCCTTGCTCGCCTTGTGGACCCATCGGACCCGCAATTCCTTGTTCGCCTTGTGGACCCATCGGACCCTGCTCGCCTTGTGGACCCATCGGACCCTGCTC